ATACTTTCCAGATTTTATTGTTAGATTGAAACAAAAGAATGACACAGAATCTACTGTTGTTATTGAGATAAAACCACACAAACAAACAGTAAAACCTGTGCAAAAAAGAAAGACGAACCGATACTTACAAGAAGCGGCAACTTATGCAATCAATCAAGAAAAGTGGCGGGCTGCAGACTTATTTTGTAAAGAACATGGTTGGCAATTCAAAGTGCTAACTGAAAAAGACATAGGCATTTGAGATAAATAGATAATGGCAAAACTAATCGACAGAATTAAACAATCTCTTGCAAAAGAAGGCTACTCAACCGGCACAAATAATGCACGGAACTGGCTTCGTGCCAAAGTGAAAGATTTGAATCCTTCCACAAGAGCGCTGATGGGTGATAGAGATAGACTTAAAAACAATTCAACAATTGGTAAAATGTACTTTTACTTTTATGATCCAAAGACAAAAGATACCTTACCATACTATGACAGGTTCCCACTGGTGATTCCTATTGAATCATATAAAGATGGATTCTTAGGTTTAAATTTACACTACATTCACCCAAAACAAAGATTGATTCTTTTAGACAAATTGAGTGAAACTGCAACGAACAATAATTTCGATTCAAAGACAAAATTAAGAGTGAGTTACAGTTATCTTGCAGGTGCTTCTAGAGCATTTGAAGCTACACCATGTATTAAGAGATATTTGTTTACACATATACAATCTAGGTTTTTAGAAATCTCCGCAGATGAATGGGACATTGCCGCAATGTTACCCGTTGAAACATTTGTTGGCGCCACTACTAGTAAAGTTTACGCAGACTCAAGGAAAAAATTCTAATGTCATTCTCTCCAAATTTATTTTTGTCGCATATGCGCTCAAAAGATGGTCCTGCAAAACCATCTAGATTTGAAGTTGTTATTCCATTGCCGCCATATATTGCAAAGTTTGTATCTAGCACTGCTCTTGAAGCACTATTTAATTTACCAAACGCAATCTTTGGTACAATAACAGACACGATTGGTAGTGCAATAGGGCAATCACCAACTGGTGCAAATTCTACACTATCAAGATATCTTGCTTTGCAATGTGAGGCCGCAGAGTTGCCTGGCAGAACAATAATGACACATGAAGCAAAAGTTTACGGTCCAACATATAAAGTTCCATATCAATCACAATTTGGTGATGGAAGTATGACTTTGACTTTTATATGTACAAATGAATTTTGGGAAAGAAAATTGTTTGATAGATGGTTAGAAGCTATTAATCCTTCTGATACAAACAATGTTAGATTTCCAAAAGACGAAGCAACAAGATACATGACACCAATCAAGGTGATTCAGTATGATGATTTTATTAAGCAAATATATGCAGTTGAATTGATGGATGCATATCCAATTGGAATATCATCACAAGCATTAAGTTGGTCTGATGATAATTTTCATAGATTACAAGTGCAATTTGCTTATCAGAAATACAAACCAGTATATACCGGAAGTTACGATATCGCTGCAGCTGCGGCCGCTCTATTTGGAGTTGGTCTTGCTAAGATATCACCTTTTGGTAAAGCATTAACTTAATTTATTTTAACAAAGCGAGGATATTATGTTACCAAAGTTAGACATACCAATTTATGAAACTACATTAATTTCAACAGGCAAAACAATTAAGTTTCGCCCATTTTTGGTTAAAGAACAAAAAATATTTTTAATGGCTGCACAGTCAGAAGATTCAAAAGAAGTTATCAATTCAATCAAGCAAGTATTAACAAATTGTGTAGTTGATGATACAGATGTTTCTAAGTTACCTGTTTTTGATTTAGAGAATCTATTTTTAAATCTTAGAGCTAGGTCAGTTGGTGAAAAAGTAGAATTAAATTATGTATGCAATAATTTAGTTAAAAATGATAAAGATGAAAATGTTCAATGTGCTGGTAAAATAAAATTAGATGTTAATCTGATGGATATTAAACCGACAAAAAACGAAGAACATTCAAATAAAATTATGCTAACTGAAAAGTTAGGCATAATGATGAAGTATCCAAGTTTTGATATTATCAGTAAATTGAATATTCAATCCGAGAGTGATTTATTTCAATTGATTATTGCTTGTGTTGATTACATTTTTGATGAAGAAAAAATATATTATGCCAAAGATTCAACTGAACAAGAATTAACAGATTTCATTGAAACTATGCAACAATCTGACATAGCAAAAATTCAAAAGTTTTTTGAAACTATGCCAAAGATTTCTAAAGATGTAGAGTTCAAATGTAAGAAATGTGGTTACGAAGAAAAAACTACGATTGAAGGCATCCAAAATTTTTTCGGGTAATTCTAAATTATGAGTCCCTTGGTAACTACTATCAAACTAACTTTGCACTTATGCAACATCACAAATATAGTTTGACGGAATTGGATATGATGATTCCTTGGGAAAGAGATATTTACATTTCATTGTTGGTTAAATATCTTGAAGTAGAGAATGAAAAACTTAAAGCTCAACAGAGAGTAAAACACTAATGAGTAGACTAGCAGACATATACAAATCAGAAAAGAGAAGTGGTGGTGGATTAGGTTCCACCTTAGGTAAAGCCGCACTTGAAAAAATTGATCCAAGAAAGATGTTTAATCAACAAGGATTGATGGCTGCAATGTTGCCGGCTTTATTTAAAGCGTATAGTGCGACACCAAAATCAAGAACCAACACCATGTCTTCCAGATTAACTACACCTAGTTTAAACACAGGTGCTTTGGAATCACAATTAGTAGATATTTCTGTTAATACAAGAATGACTGCAAAAAATACAATGGTGTTGCCGATGATGGCAAGAGATTCAAATTTGACAAAATTAAACATTATGAAAGTAGTCAAGTTGTTGGGTGGTAAAGCAACAAAAAGTTCTGATATGTTTTGGAAAAATTCTGCTGCGAGAGAAAAAGAATATGAATCAAAATTTTCAAAAGAGAAATCAAAAACACCAACACCAAGTTCTTCTGGTGGTTCTCCTGCGGCCGCAGGTGGCGCAGGTGGATTAAAAGGTATTGGTTTGGACTTTCTATCATCACTTGCTGGTGGAATCGGTAAAGGTGTAGGTATAGCTGCTATAGGCCTTGGCATTGGCGGTTTCTTTGCAGGTTTAGCTGCAGGTGGAGCTGCAGTTAATCAATTAGGTGGCGCTAGTGGTGTTAAGGATATGTTGGTGAATCTTGCAGAAGGATTAGGAGCATTTAGTGGAACATCACTATTAGCATTTGGTGCATTATTGGGTGCTGGTATGTTATTCGGTCCATCAGGTTCTAATCCAGTAAAAGGTGCTTTCAAGGGAATCAATATGTCAATTGGTATTGCATCAATCGGTTTAGGTCTAGGTGGTTTTCTTGCTGGATTAGCTTTAGGCGGTGCAGGTATAGCTGAATTGGGAGGAAGTGGCGGTGTTAAAACTATGATGATTGACCTCGCTGAAGGTCTTAATGCATTTAATCCAACCAGTATGGCAGCCTTTGGTACATTGTTAGGTGCTGGTATGTTATTTGGTGCTGTTGCTGGAGCTGATGCTGGCACAAGTGCAAAAATGTCAGTTGGTGCTGGGTTAGGTATGACCATGATTGGTTTGGGTCTTGGTGGATTTCTTGCAGGTCTCGCTTTAGGCGGTGCAGGTATAGCTGCATTGGGAGGAAGTGGCGGTGTTAAACAGATGTTGGTTGACCTTGCAGAAGGTCTTAATGCATTTAATCCAAGTAGTATGGCGGCCTTTGGTACATTATTAGCAACTGGTGGTTTATTTGGAGTTATTACTGGAGTAGCTGCACCAGTTGGTCTTGCGATGATGGGTGGAACAATGTTAGGTATGACCGCCATTGGTTTAGGTCTAGGTGGATTTCTAGCAGGTCTCGCCTTGGGTGGTAAAGGCATTGATATGCTTGGTGGTGGCAAGGGCGTAAAAGATATGATGGTGAACCTTGCAGAAGGTCTTAATGCATTTGGTGGACTTGATGCTGGTAACTTAGTAAAATTAGCTGGAGCAATTCCTGCATTTGGTGTCGGCATGTTAGGATTTTTTGGTTTACAAGGTATTGGTGGTATCGTTAAATCATTTTCAGATGGTATGAAAGGTGTAACTGATTGGATTTTTGGAAATAATAAAACTGGCAAAACACCAATGCAGCAATTAGCATCAGATTTGACGCTGTTTCAAAACATTAATGGTGACAACTTATCAAAAATTGGCCAAGGATTTAAAGACTTAGCTTCTGGTCTATTGGGATTTGCATCATTAAAAGATGAAGATTTAGCAAGAGCGAAAAAGGCAGTTGAAGCGGGTGCAGCATTAACAAAGAATGTTCCAACAGCTCCTTCTACACCATCTGCACCAAGTACAACATCACCATCACCTGTTAAAAATGAACAGGATCGACTGAGAGCAGCACAGCAAGCACCTGGCAGTGGATCATCAATGTCACCAACAAAAGACAGTCAAAGTGGTGATGAACCAAGTGAAGAATTGATATCAAATATAAAAAAATTAGAAGGTTTTAGTGCTAAAGCTTTTTGGGATCATAAACAATATAGTATTGGATATGGAACAAAAGCTAATAGTGAAAACGAGGTGATTGATGAAAAGGAAGCTGATAGAAGACTCAGAGCTGTAGTAAAAGAAACAAGAGATAAAGTAGTTGCATATGGAAAAAAACATAATTATAGTTTCAATTCATCACAGATAGATTCATTAACTTCTTTTGCTTATAATTTAGGACCTGGAATATTAGACAAAGTAACAGATGGTGGGAAAAGAACCATTAGTGAGATTGCAGAAGCAATACCAAAATATAATAAAGCTAGTGGTGAAGTTAATAAAGGATTAGAAAAAAGAAGAAATATTGAATTAGCAATGTTTAACGCCAATCCATCATCTGGTGCAACAACGACTTTAGCATCCGCCCCTCCTCCATCAGGCGGTAAAACATTAGCATCCGCATCAACATCAATGTCAGACCAAAGAATGGCTGCAATGAAACCTGGTGGCGGTAACACAACCATCAATGCACCAACAACAAATGTTGCTCAAAATGGTGGTGGCGGTGGTGGTAATAATGTGAATCCATATAATGCAGATATGGCAAGGTATCTGTTGAGAACAATCACATAATAAAAAACCCCGCACAAGGCGGGGTTTAATTTGCATAAAAGATTTTACTCTTTTTCTGCTAAAGACTTAAAGTAATCTAAGTCTTCGTCATCATGTTCAACAATCTTTTTATCGATTACTGAAACATCTTCATCATCAAACTTTTTAAAGACGGCATCTTCTGCCTTAGTCTTTACAGAAGAACCACCATCAAAGCCCAAAACTTTATCAAGTTTCGCCTTCAATACTTCATATGACTTGAAGTTAGATGGTTCGGTGAATTCCTTCAGAGAAAATTCTTTCTTCCAAAGTGTTTCAAGTTTCTCATCATCACCTTCAAGCAATGCAGACTTATCAGCAAATTCTGATTTGTCATAGTTGCGATAGCCTTCAACATTACGAATCTTCAACTTGAAGTTAGCGCCTTCCCACATATCAAATGGGTTGATTGGTGTTTCATCAGCGAATTCAGGATTCATCGCCTCTGTAATCTTATCAAAGATTTTCTTACCAAACTTAAACAGTTTGATTTCACCTTCGTTTGATGGATTACTTG